CAAATGGCAAAGCAGGGTGAGATATGCAAGGTCTACGGGCATGTTTTTAATGCCCCGCCATTTAAAAGTTGGGGTAGTGTTACCTATTGTGATATGTTTTACACTACGCCAGGAACGCGAACTTGCCGGATCTGTGGACAGAAACAAATTCAAAAGATAGTTGATCCGGTTTGGGTTGACGTTGAAAAATAAGTTTAACCAATAAATAAACCAAAGGAGGCTTTATGAAAAACCGCTCGTTTTAAAATCGGGCCACTGTTCACAATCCGCAAATTTACTAAGGAGAAATTTACTAAGAAGAAATTTATCAAGCGGGTTGTGGATGGTTGCATGATGTTAAAACTTAAAAGGAGATACTATATGAAAGCATATGAAGACATTGAAGAACGTGAGATAAAAAGATTTAAAGCCGAATATAAACCTTTGACATGCCCAATTTGCGACATGCCGTTAACCCCGGTTATTCGTCCGAAAAGTACCAAGTGGCATTGCTCTGCTATTTTATGCTTTTACAACCACGTCGAAGTTGATGAAGATTAATTAATTGTGCAACCCGCTGAAATCGTTATTCCGGTTGATGTTGATGATCCAGCCCCAAATGTTATTGCGTAACCCGCAGAAGCATCACCAGCATCATCAATCGCAAATAAATACGCTATGCCCGGCTCAAAAGACCCTGTGTTGACTGCGAATGAGCCTGTTGTTGTTGTCCACGCTGTAGCGTCTTGTATCTCTCTATGTGTACAGCTTTCCCAGTCTGCATTGTCACCAATAACAAACCTTGCGGGTGTGTAGGCTATGTAAATATCATCCATGTATATTAGGGCGCTATACGGCGTCGCATCACCGTTTGAAAACTCGTACCCAAAAACAGAGTATAGCCAGTCTTCACTTGTGGCGTCATGGGTTTCACAGCTGGATTCGTTGAGAACAAGGGCTTGGTTGATCCAATTCTTATAACCCCCATCGGATTCCCCGAGAGCAGAGTTTTTTGTTATAGAGTAGTCCATTTTGCTCCACGCGTTTATCGTTGGAAACTCTCCAACAGTCTGAATAAATGCTGTGCACGCAGCCCGAGTTGCAGGAGTGCTTGTTATTCTAAAGCCTGTGCCACTTGTTGTCCATACCGGTGTGTTGGAATCATACCACAAGGATTGGGCAAACTGTGTTTCAGAGCTTACTTGATCTGCTGTCGGCCTCATTCTCCACAACTTTAATTGCATAGAATCTTCGCCTGTTGTTTCTATTGCCGGTTTAAGCCAAAAAGAGACAAACATTGTCGTACTGTGAGGTATAGCCCCCTGTGAGTATGATATTCTCGATAGATAATGCTGTGTTACTGAATTTTCAAATTTTGCGACTACTGAATTATTACCGGAATGTGATTCCTCGTTACTATACCTGACAGAATAAGCGATTGTAGTGTCAGTCGTCGTACTCCATGATGTTTCCGCAAATACATCACCAGGCGTACCCGCCTCGATATTGTCCTTTATAAATTCATGGGTTAGCGGGTTTACTCCAAAAGCTAAGCCCGTTACATCCACGCTCTCCCCATCTGAGACAGTACCCGTAACGGTGCTTATTGTGGGCGCTGAGTGTGCGTCATTGAAGATTATAAATATCGACAATGCTATTAATATTATATTTTTCAAAATGGGCTCACCGCGCTATTAGTAAAAATTATAGACATATCGTCACTTGTTAGGTTTGTACCTGGTATAGATACCGCTGTTGGTGGTACTACATACGTTTGCGCCTCATAATCTGTATTCCCGGTGCCTAAATTATCGTGGAATATACTTCCGCCTCCGTCAGAATTTACGGAGCAATAATATGTTACAGCAGTCAGTACAACCTCAGTGTTTAGCGTCACGCTTTGGGCTCCTGCATCATTCGACGCGGGCGTGACAGTCCCATACGCAAGCACGGCCCCCGTAGAACTAAATAAAGTTAGCTCTACCGCATCGCTACCATAGTTTTGCACCCATACATGCCCATAATTAACGGCCCCTGGGTCGCCTGTAAATTCGCAGAAGGCTTGATGATCCGCCGCAATAGGGAAAGCAGCTGTATGTGTAGTTTGACCAACTGAACCGTCACCTACATCGGCACTTTCAACCCCACCAGAAGTAACCCCGGTATTCATCCAGGCAAAACCAATATCTGGCAAAATAAACAATAATAAACACATTAAAATAAGTTTTTTTCATTAGTCTGCCGCTCCTCCGTCAACGCATGTTTCAGTTTCATTAAAAACTGTCCACGTGTCGTCTGCTGTACACAATAATGTTACCTTGTTCCCTGCTGTTGCCGGTAAGTCAAGTTCGTAATCTGCGGTCATCACAGTCCCGATAAATAGTACAAAATGATCACCTGAAGCCGGTATAATTTCAAGCTTATTAGCTCCGCTTGTCCATATTGTAACAAAATCGCCTATGTTAACAGCTTCGCCATCCCACATTGTTATTTCGCAAGCAGCTGTAACGTGTACAACCCCGCCCCCATTGGTAGCGTATGTTAAGGTTTGCGCCGAAGAATAAGAGTTGAACACGGATTGGCCTTGTAAAGCTCCGGTTGTTCTCCAATTGCCTGTTAGGCTTGTAAAGTTTCCGTCTGCGTCTATACCATCCATTATTACTGCGTCGGTTGCTATTTCTGCTGAATCGATTGCGTCATCTGCCATACACCCATTGTCAACAGTGTTATCAGGCAAGCCACCAACAGCCATACTAGTTATGCTCCCGGACGATAAATCCAGCCCATCTGTTGCAAGATTGATTATCCCAAAATCTACAGTATCAAGTGCTGTTGTAGATGTCATCGTTAGCGTATTAGCCGTGAAAGTCAGAACCAAATCTTCCGAGTTTCCAACTAATTGAATTATTGTATTATCGGTTGTAATGTCATTTGTCGTTGATGCAAGATTTGATCCCAGCGAGCCAGAGCCGGTGCTATCATCTTCCCACGTAATGGTGCCACCAGTATTCCATTTTGCAACCTGTCCATCTGTCGGCGTGTCTGAAGCTGTTGTTGCGACAAAATAAGCTGAAGCGGTGCCATTAAAAGCCTCATAAGCGTCATATCCTGAACCCCATCCATCAGTATCAAGTGCAATTTCACCATCTGCGTCTGTTGTTGGGTCTGCTACAGCGGGAAGCGTTAAGAGGCCAGATAGTACCAATGGTTTTAACACGTCGACAGTTTCCGTTACACCATCAACTTCAATAAAAGTTGTCTTGCTTCCGGCTACATCCACGCTGATACTACCAACAATATCTTGAGTTTCGGCAGACTCGAAAGATATTTCTCCAGTTCCGGCTGCATCGTCTTTATCTTCTGTTGTTATTTTGGGTGTCGAACTTGCCCCGGTTGTAAAACTTGTGGCCGTAAGCGCCGTGAAATCACCGTCGGCTGGTGTCATTGCTCCGACTGTCCCGTTAATCGGTCCTGCAAATCCTGCAACTGTTAACTCCCCAGTATTTGAATTATACGTAAACTGTGAATCAGTTTTAACCCCAAGATTTCCAGTTGCAGCAGTCATGAACAAAGGGAAACATGTTGTATCTGCGCTTTCGTCTGCTGCTGTGACTGTTGTTGCTACCGCTGCTGTCCCTGTTATAGACCCGCCAATCGAGTTTGTGACGGTCATATCAGTGAACCAACCCTCAAGAACTCTCGTTCCAGTAAGTCCGATTTTCCCAGTAGTTGTTAAATTTTCATTATCAAATGTGATCTCACCTCCACCGGCCTTGATGACTAAATCTCCATCGTCGCCTGCCTGAGTTTCTAATGTTATTACATTTGTAGTTGTTGAAATTTTCAGATAATCGTTTACGTCGCCTGAAGTCAAGAGGTGAATTGCACCCTCATCATTTTCAATCGTACCTTCACCAGCATCTTTTTTTGCAATTGCCAGGTAATGGTTATCAGCATCAATCCAATTCGAGACCGGAGAGTTCCCAACACCATCATCAAAATTAGATGTTCCACTTACTTCCAGACCTGTTAATATTCCGAGGCTTGTAATATTTGCCTGCGCTGCTGCCGTGGTCGCTGTGTCGGGAGCTAACCCTGTTATTGTCCCAACTGTTGCCGATTTAAGATTTGTGACCTCTGTTGTCGAAGCAACAACGAATGGAGCCGTACCGGTTGCCACGTCTGATGTAAATCCTAAAGCTGTTATTATATAAGCCCCTACGTCCCATGCTGCTGTCAGGGGTATTGTACCGTCTGCGAGTAGATCGCCTGAGGCTGAAATCGTTTCTATCTTATCTCTTATCGCATTCTTCGTAGCAGAGTCAGTGTTGTTATCCCAAGACGTTGCATCATATGCTGTATCATTTGCTGGGTCATCTCCTGTATTGGCACCTTCTATAGAACTTGCACCAGCTGCTGATGTTAGTATAGATGAATTGGCGACATTACCCGTTATCCCGACCGTACCAGTATCGACGGTTAGTGCTGTTGTTAATGTTGCGTTGGTAACTGTATCAGCGTTGCCGGTTAAAGCGCCAGTCACGTTGCCGGTCATCGTCCCCGACACGCAGAAATCACCATCAGCAGGGCTTGATACAATATTAATATTCCCAGTATAGCCACCAGTTGCGATAATATCATCCATATGTGAATTAATAACACCAGCACCACTTTCAACAAAACTATAAGCGGTGCCACTGCCTGAACATTCAACGTGAATATGATTCAGGGCGCTTCTAAACGAGCCAAGAAGAGCCAACCCGCCATAAGCGTCATTGTCTGCGCCATGCACATGTACAATATTATTAACAAACTCAGTAGATACACTCGTTGCGGACCCTATATAAGTAATCCCTACAGTTGAAGTAGAGGTATCATCGTCAACATCGATATTGCACCCCTCCATAACAATATAGCCAGTTCCAGCAACAATACCTATTGTAGTAACGCTTGAGGAACCAGATCCATCTATATCAACAGTTTTTTGGTTGAAAACTTTTATAACCCCACCAGTACCAGCTTTAAAAGGCGCTTTGATCCCACTCGTTGTTGTCCCTGAATGTTCGTACTTTGTAGTTCCAAGATTAAAACCAAGGACACCAGCGCCACTTATATATCCAACAAGCGGTTGATCTGCTTGGACTAAATTTTCAGAGCATGCCAATGAAGTTTTAGATAGCCTCACTTGAAAAGTACCGGTTGTTCCTTGAATAGCTGCAATAGCTGTTGTAGGAGCTGATAAGGTTACAGATACGTTGCAAAGGGTGCCCCCTGTCGTGGACCCGAAATCAACTATATTAGCATCAGCTTGCGTCAATATCGTGTTCGCCGGATTACCCATGCCAATAATGGATAGATTGTTCACGGCGTATGTAATAGTATCCGTATAGGTGCCTGGATATAACAAAATGGTATCTCCGGCACTTGCCGCCGCCACTGCTGTAGAAAGGTCTGTGTAATCTCCACCGCCTGTGGCTACATGTATCGCATTCGCTGGTATTCCAGCCTTTGTGCCTAGTTGTGTTTGTATCGCACCTGTAACGCCTTTAACGTGAGCCAATTCAGTCAATGATGGGTATGTTGCTACGTCTAAAGATTGAAATGCCTTACTTCCATCAGTGGCTACTATCTCGGAGGCGGTTAGGGCATCGACTATTGGCGCATTTGTGAGTTGGAGATCATCAAGCCAACCCTTTAACCACCTAACACCAGTGCTGCCGAGTGAATCAGTTCCGTCTGTATCAGATATTAAATCTGTATTGATCGCTGTTGTGCCTAAGTTGTCTAATTCTTCAGTAGCATTTGCGTCAATATTCGTCTGCAAATCTGAATTATTGAGCGTTTCTTTGGCCCATGCTTCGTTTCTTGTGTCCCCGCTAACAACGGCTACTTGAGCAGCAAAAGAGTAGTTGCTTGAAAACACTGTTAAAATTACAAAAACAATTACCTTTTTCATCATGGTATCTCCGTTGTGTATGTTTTGTCCCAATCCGTTCCATATGCCGTATCCCAATCTGCTGTATCATCGTAAGTAGTGTCCCAGTACGTGCCGCCACTCGAACCAATTAATGATAAAGCAACCTTTTTTAGTTCTATCTTTTTTAATTCTATTTTTTCAAGGCTTAACTTTTGCAATTGCTACCCCCCTTTTTTTTAACGTAACACTTTTTTTTATATTACTCAATTCATACTACCTCTCATAGGCATATTTCGAAAAATAAGACCCCCCAACATTGAACCGTATTAAATAATCACCGGCAGCGTTTATATGGTAGAAAAATTCCCCGCTATTAGCTATTAATCCATCATTTGTTGTGGCTCCTGATTCCATAACGCCGAGGCCGGTGTGTACCTCAAACCCTTCTACCATCTCGATATTGTGGTCGCCGTTGCGGAATTTAATATAGTCGTCTGTTCCTGCCGCGTCTGATGCGCTTACTGTTATAATGGCCTTTACTGTGCTGCTTTGCGTAGCTGACATTGTTGCTTGGAAATCTGTGGCCGGGTCTGAAGCGCATTGTATTTGTGCGCTTGATGTTGAATCATCGTAAGCAAGGAGTGTGCAACTATCTTTAGATATTGCTTGAATGCCGTAAAACGGTGTTGTTGTGCTGCCAATTCTAAATGCTTTCCCCGTAGACGCTGGTATTATGCTTACAGTCGGCAGAACAGGGGAACCAGTCCCACCAGCATCCGCAAAGATAGATGCCACTTTTGTACCGGACCGATTAAAAATGACTTCGCCAGGATCTGTTGCCGTTGAGTCAAGCGTTATGTCTGCACCATCTGCGATAGATACAGTTGCTCCATCTGCAACAAGAACACCCGGCCCGTCTACAACAGGGACAACATTTATAACCGGCGCTATTATTGGGCTTGCATCAGCAACGAGTGTGACAGCTGCCGGACTATAATCAGTCAAATCACCTATCGCTGCCGAATACGCATCAAGAGAAAATTCAAACTTCAGATCAGGCATAATTGTAATCTGATCGACGTAAACATTCGGGTATGATTCGTATAAATCGTCTAATATAGATAATCTGTCCCCTAAGTACGGTTCAATCATCGAGTGATTTGACGAAAAGCTAACGGTCCCGGTTTGCAAAAATTTCCTGCGAAAATTTACAATTGCAAGTTTCTGAATTATTTGGGTGTTCGTCGTATACTTGTACAATACTTTTTCCGCTGAAATATTCGTGTAACTTGAGCCATCTATAGCAACACCTATTTCAGACGGCACACCATCTTGAATTCCAGGGTAATAAGTAGCATATCCACCGTCAAAACTTTCTTTATATATTTTTTCTGCAAAATTTAAATTTAAAATATTATTCCGGTTAATTTCTTTAACTGCCGCACCGCCTTCAAGAACTATTAGCTGCACGACATCTGAACGTGGCATAATACAATTGCAAGATTCCAGTAGTTCGCATAATACCTTTAAGGCGTCCTCTTTCGTCGTGAAGCAATAATTATATGTTATCCCAAGGGTTGCCAGTGCTGTTTTTGCGCTTGCGAAAGTCCCGGCTGAGTCTATTTGTGCAGATGGCACACCTATATCCTCCAAGATTGTTTCAATAATATCTGCGGGGCTTGTAACCGCCGATGTAGCTGAATTTGAAAATTTTGTGGGTAAATCATACAGTTTGCCTGACTGCCCGAATGGGGCGTTGACTCCATTTTGCCCTATATCGTTCTCAAAAACACGTAAACTTGTAATCGTTGACTGAGTGAATGTGTATGTTGCGGTGCCGTACGTAGACGTGTTATTAGCAAATTCTACAGGGCTTGCAATCTCTGTTATCGTGTATGTGCCGACTACAGCACCTAATACAGCATACCACTCATTAGCATCAGGGATCATGCGTAATTGGGGGTAGGCTGTCCCGAAAACTTTAGGAATTACAGCATTGTCAGGCCCATCCATAACAGCAGTTGTGTCGTTATAGCTATTTAACAAGGCTGTGTCTGGGTAATAATTTTGAAATAAATATTGTTGCAAAAAATCTTCGCACGTAAAGTTAAATTTCCCATATTCGTAGTGACATGATTTTACAGAAAATAACCAGGAATACACCTTCACTCCAGAATTAAGCAACGTAATTAGAACATCCTCACCTTTGAACCCCGGCGCTGAAAAATCTCCTTTGCTGCCAGAAACGGAAAACTCTGTTGTGTTAGGCGGTATTAATTTATCAGCGCAACGTGTATTTTTTTCTTTTATCCCCGTAAAAGATTCACTGATAATTTTCGAGGTGTAAGTGTCAGAATCATATGTTATATCATTTCCAAAAGTCCAATAGTTACTATCAACCTCGAAAATCCACTGCGCTGTTATATTGCTTAGCGCCGCAACTGCTGAAAGTCCTGATCTCATTTATTTGCCTTTTTTATGCGTGGCTTAAACACCTTGTCCGGCTGATGTTCATCCCCTAAAATCGTTAAATTTTTTTCCTCTATCTCTTCCTCACATTTTTCTATTGAGCCATTAAAAATAATATGGGGAGTTGCGATTCTCACGCTGTTGTCTGCAACTTCACTTATTAGCTTGTCGTTATCATGTACTATTCTCATATCTTCCTTTAATACGTTACTGTGCAACCAGCATCCTTTATGCCATCTGCGGCATAAGCTCCTGTTCCTTCTATTTTTGCTATCGCGTCGGAAGTTAGTCCGTTATTATCTTCTAATCCTATTACGCAAGAATTACCGCCTAAAGCTACACGGTTAGTGTAAAGGTCATCTACGCAACTTGATAAAGATGCTTCTGTTATATTACAGTCGTGCAAATATAACGCAGTTAGTGCCGTATTGGTGATAACGTCTGGCGCAACTGTTATTAATGTGTCGGATAAATTTAAATGAGTTAGCGCCGTATTAGTGCTAACGTCTGGCGCAACTGTTATTAATGTGCTGTATAAATATAAATAAGTTAGCTCCGTGTATGACTTTATTTGGGATAGACTATTTATCGAATTGCCATTCAATAAAATCTGCGTAACCAATAAAGGATCATCTACAATAATAATTGTTCGCCTTGTTGCAGAAGTAACAAAATCTTTTAGCGGTGGGTTGGCTAATAAGCTTTCTGTTCCATCTGAATATTTTGTTGTAAAACTTGCCGTTCTAGCATATTCGAAATCAAGTGTCGAGCCTGACGAGACAACGGTTAATCCGGGAACGCCTAAGATTTTAGCGGTAAATGAAATATCATACCTACCGTAACTCATGATTGTAGCGGTTTGAGTGTATTCGCTTATATTTTGAATGGTGAAGTATTCAAGTGTTTGCGGGTGTTGCCAAACGTATGAATTTACCATGCCATAGGCCTTTGCAGGATTGTAATATAAGTCAGAAAGTGTATCTGCATCTGCTTGCGATACGCCGGTCCACCTTAAATTAACCGTTGAATCTGGCGTAGTTTTTAGGGTTACAATTTTCCCACTCCCACCATCGGTATCGTTAACTACCTGCTTATACGATCCCGGCATAGGAATATCATAATTAGCCGATTTGGTTAGATAAACGGTATAATAATCTGGAACTTCGACATTGAGATAATCTGTAAACGCCATTACTTTGACACCTATTCTATTAAAAAAGTTTTTACGAAGCCATCGCTATCAGCGCCAGTGTAGGCAAGCATAAATCGTGTGGCCCCTACTAATACCAGAGAGTTATACGTTCCGTTTACTGTATCATGTTCTAATACGTCAATTTCTGTTATATTGTCATAGTTCCCATCAATAGAGAAAGTCCCAATAAATCCATCGTCATTTCCGTCACTATATGCTAACGCTAAATGTGTTGAATTGATCAACACTAATGAGCTATAAGCGCCAAGGCCAGCTGGATTGGGTGTTACATCGTAGGAGTCAATTTCTGTTATATTGTCGTACGCTCCGTCTATAGAAAAAGTCTTAATGCGCCCAATCGCCCCAAATGATTGATAAGCTAACGCAAAATGGGTGGCGTCAATCAACACTAAAGAGTAATAATTCCCCACAGCCCCGCTATGGCTTAGCATATCAATGTCTGTTATATCGTAGCCACTATCGAGCACAAGAGTTTTAATTCTGGAACTTGTTGCCCCCAAATATGCAAATATGTAATGTGTGGCATCAATTTTTACCAGAGAGGGTTTGTTTCCGCCGTATGTTTCGTGATTATGCACATGTAGCTGAGTTATATTGTCGTAAGATCCGTCTATAGAAAATGTTTTTATATACCCTTTAGTTGCCGTGACATCCCAATATGCCAGAATGAGATGAGTTGAATCTACTAAAACAAGTGACGATGATCTACAATTTGAAGTATCGTGTTCTAATACGTCAATTTCTGTTATATTGTCATAGTTCCCGTCTATAGAAAATGTTTTTATATATCCATCCGCACCGTCACCAGTATAGGCAAGAATAAAATGCGTTGGGTCTATCATGACCAGAGAATTTTCGACTGCGTAACCTGTATCATGTTCTAATACGTCAATTTCTGTTATATTGTCATAGTTCCCGTCTATAGAAAATGTTTTTATGTATCCGTCGCTACCATCCCCAGTATAAGCTAATATAAAATGCGTTGGGTCTATCATCACGAGGGAACTGTATTGACCGGTTGCTGGGTCATGCTCAAGAACTCCAATCTCGGATATAATAAAATCATTAAAGGTGCCTAAAATTTTGAAGCTAAAAGAAACATCATACCTACCGTAACTCATGATTGTAGCGGTTGAATTAAACGCGCTTACATTCTGCACCGAATAAAGAGCAAGTGTTTGCGGGTGCTGCCAAACATATGACCGGCCCATACCGTAGGCCTTTGCAGGATTGTAATAATAGTCAGATAATATATCATGCTCAGATTGTGTTAAACCTGTAAATTTAATTGTCGCAACTGCATTAGGCGTAGTTTTAAGCGTGGAAACATCCCTACTCCCACCATAGGTATCGTTAACTATCTGCTTATACGATCCCGGCATAGGAATATCATAATTAGCCGATTGAGTGAGATAAACGTCACTATAATCCGCAGATGCAATTTCAAGATAGTCTATAAATGCCATCAGCTTAACATCCTTGCAAATTCAGGATTATCCCGGCTTTCGTTAATTAGTATCGAAGCAAGAGCTTTCCCGGATACTACTAAATTAACTTGTACAGGATCGCCACCGCCTCGTTTCGATCTGTCATCGTCTGGCCTAATTATCGGCGCATTTTGATATCCTTCTGTTGCTGTGTACCCACCATTAATATCTGTCGGAGATACCATGTTCTGTAATAACTCTAACATTTCTCTGATGTTCTCGGTTGTAACTTCCTGAGACGTAGAAGCGTCTAAAGCCGCCGCCCACGCGTTAAACGCTTCCCATTCTGCTGTGTCTCTGACTGATTCACTCGCAAGGTCAGCCCATGCAACCATATCTTGCGCGAACAAGTCAAGTTGAGAGACTACAATCCCGGGAATATCATCAACCATTTCGCCGACGATATCAGGTAGCGTGTTGAAAATAGTAAATAAATTTGCAGATGCTATGTCTAAACCTTCAAGACTCTCAAAAAATCCCTGTGGCATTTCTGGTCTAAGGTTCATCCACTCAGAAAACGTTGCATCATTGGCTATATTAGTTATAACAGATTCAAGATTTTCAAGCTGCCCGATTATAGCAAGCGTGTTTTCACCCACTGCACCAGTATTAAGCGTTAACGCTTGTGCAAGTATTTCCATTTCAGATTGTACAGCGTCGTTTATTTCCAATAAGTCGCTTGAAGCTTGATTAATAAGCGAGGCATGGTCAAAACCCAACATTGACATTGTGTCGACATAATCAGTAACGAAAGCCTGGAAAAATGCAATATCTGTTGTGTTTAACATTCCGTCTTCAGACGTTAACGCAGCGTCTAACAATCTGGCATATTCGTTTTCAAAAAATTCCCTCGAAATAGGCATACCCTCAGACGTTTGCAATCCTGTCGCTTGAGCAACAAGGCTCTGAGACGTGCTGTCTAATGCTCTTAGCTGATTTTCTTGAACCTCATAAATGCTTTGTAATATTTCGTATTGATCTGTTAATAAATCAAGGCTTCTGTCGTTATAATCATCTGCCGACGTGTTTAAGCTCATTAATTCGTCTGATAGAACCCCGAACTCACGTTGCCAGTCAGCCACGCTCCAATCTTGGCGTTGCTTCCCAGTTATATAATCCTCGATATTTCCAGCCAAATTATTATACCCCGCCGACGCCTGTTCAATAATCGCTTTCGTTTCAAGCTTTCGTAGCTTTACTATATCTTCCAGCGGTAACCCGGCTTTTCTTGCCGATTCAACAAGGTCTTTAATTCTTTCATTGAGCTGATAAGCTTGGTAATCTAAGTCTGACAATTCTAATTGGGCAAGGCTTGCAGAAACCTCCGTATTCACTCTTTCTGTAATTTGGGCTATTTCTCTTCTTTCTGTTCGCTCTCTATCTCGCTCTTCTGCCCGGTCACCTAAAAAACTGCTAACTCCACCGATAGCAAGACCAGCTGCACCTAAAGCTGCAAAATTACCAACCTTCTGCATTGATTGAGTCATCACCATTTTTGCGGCCATTTGGCCCCACATTTGAGTTAGAGATTGCGTGAAATTGCTGAAATAATCTTCGAATGAATCAAGGTCATCGGTCAATAGGCCGGTGAATACTCCTGACATTTCAGATTTAATTGCGCTGGTGAAATTTTCTGCTACTCCGGCGAAAAATGATTCTTTGCCTTCAAAGGATAATTTCAGTATTTCTTTTATTTTTTCAATTTGTTCTTTTGTCAGGTTTAAATCTTCGTTCCATTTTTCCATTTCCATTTCGAGCCATTTAGTTTTATACTCTTCAGACGTTTTATCCATACTATCAAGGATAAACCTACTATATCTTTTTTCGGAAACTTCTAATTGCTTGTAGTACTCTAACACGTGTGCGTTTTGATCTCTTCCCGGCGCCCTGAGTGCGGATAGCTCTATCTTTAATCTCTTAGCTGCTTTTGCCACCTCATTTATTCTATCAATTTCGTTTTGAAATGGGTTTTCATTTAATGTTACGACATTATTTTCTTTCTTGCCTACAACCTTGTCAAACTCTTTGTTGAAATCAGATACTATTTTTTCAAGCTCCTTGAAGTTTGCAGAAGCAACATCAGTAAAATCAACAGAACCAGTGGATGCAAGCGCCATAGCTGCACTTATATTCATTAGCCATGTATGCATATGGGCAAGGCTACCGAGTGCAACTGCTCCTTTTCTGCCACCGATCAAAAGACCAAACATGCCATACTCAAGAATTGCAGGGTCATATGTTAAGACGTCCCACAAAGTCTTTGCTACGTTTTTAAACTTTTCTATGTATTTAGGAACATCTTGCTTTATTAGTTCTCTGTTACTTTCAAGCCAACTTTTCATTTCAGTATTAAATAATGACAATGCATTTTTCAATTCATCAAAAACACCAGCCGCCATAATTGATCTTTCTATCTCAACAAAATAACTTTTAGATACAGTTTTTAAACCTCTCCAAGAAGTCATCATTTTTTTTGCAGAACCGCCAAAATCTTCTTCTATGCCCTTGAAAATAGTTCCTACAATATCTTTTATATCTATTCCTGATCTTTGTATTTCTTCAACGGTCATCCCGTAAGCATCTTTTAAATACTTACGTGCGTTAATACCAGCCTCAGCCATAATATTAAGGTCTTGAGCCATAATCTTACCCTTTGCAGAGGCTTGACCAAGTTGGAGTGCTAAACGCTGTAGAACATCGTCTCCGAAAATACTTGCAACGTCTGTTAAGGTTTCAAGGCTTTTAATCGTTGGGTCAAGACCCATTGCAGTCATAAGGCGAAAAGAGTCAACCGCTTTTTGGGTGTTAACAGGCATATCCAAAGCCCATTGGTTTAATTCGTGAAGGGTTTCTTTTCCACGGCCCTTTGTGAGTACGTCAAGTTGCACCTCCATCGCTTCAAAGGATGCAGCAACGTCGATGAAATCAGCTGCCAACCTTTTACCAAAGTAAATAGCGCCAAGACCTATAAGCTGTTGGTGCATCCCAGTTAAATGGCTTGTTGCTTTACCGATATGTTTTGCAGTTGCGTCCCATGCTTTGTTTATTGTTTTGGTGGTTTTAACTGTAGTTACAGCAACGGCCTGAATATCCTTTTTGACTTTTCCAAGGGATTTGTTAAATTTGGTTGTTTCTGCTACTATTGATACTTTGGCTTTTGCTAATGAAGGAATTTTCATTTCTTGTTTTCCTGTTTACGTCTGTTTTCTTCATTTCTAAGCGAAATTACTTTATTAGCCCCCATTGAAACTAAGTCGAGTGTTTCTTCATGGTATCTCTTTTTAATTCCCCTCAACTTTATTCTGTTCATTATTGCCGATTCTTTTGCAGCAACAACCCCGTTCATCGACATTATAACTTGATTAGATACCGCGTTATAAATCGAAATTACATTATAATTTATAGGCCACATTTCCGGCTTGCAAGTTTTACAAGGTGGCCCGTTCTTTTTTAATTCTTTTCTTTTTTCGTCATCCCGGGGGCTTGGCTCAAATGCTTCTAAACACGATTTGCAATCTTTCCTATTAACACACGCAAGCCAACCCGCCCAGGCTATTAGTTTTTTCCTGCTTTCTCTCTTTGCTTTTTAAGGGCAACTTCCATTTTTTTGTATTCTGCAAAAAAAGTCTTTGAGAAATCATCAAACACATCTTGAGGTAAATTATCACAAAACATCTTTTTGCCTACCTTGTCGCATTTCAAATCTTTCCCGTCTTCGCCTGTTACACCTTCCCAATCTGTCAAAGCCTCTTGAATTTTAAGGTGTGTCCCTAATTCCATAGACGTTTCAACAGATTGCCCATGGCTTTCAAGGTCGAGTCTTAATTGCATCGTCTTATCTTTAATTCTTGCGTTTGCACCGGAAAGAATCTCTTTAATTGTGAATTTTGCATCGGAATAACCAAAAGTTACATTTTCGATTTTTGCTATTTGCATTTTGTACCTCTGTTAAGTTGTAACCCCCCGTCGGAGGTCTTCTCGTTACAAGAATTTGTTAAAAGTTACTAAAATCTACCTGCATGAATTGTAAAACTTGACCCTGTTAATTGCGCTGTAAGCGTATCAAGGGAATCGGTTGTTATTACCGTTTCGGTGACAGCGGTCACAAGGTGTTGAGTGTATTGATCCGCTGCCGCTGTAATTAAGCTACCAAGCAGAATTGTATCACCAACTTTCACACCATCTGTAACAAAAGTACCGCTTGTCGCGTCTGTGAGCGTATCACCGCCCGCGTCTGCCGCAACGACGATTGTGCTTGAAGTATGATGAATATAAAACGTAGCTGGTGCGCCATTAAAAACCATCTCGCCGTTAAACGAATATATACCATTAACATCAGCCTCATCAAGGTCATGTTTTGACACCTGTACGCTTGAATTTGCATCTGTTGCAAGATCAGGCATAAAGAAATCAGTTGTGTTTTTGTAAAATCTTGTAGTCGTCAACTCTGTTTTTGCCAGTGCTGCCGCTTTTAAGTACGCTTGCGCACCATCATCGCTTATAGCATTACCTCCGTAAGTTATCACGCCCAAATCTCCTACACTTACATATTTCGACGTGTAACCAATGCGAAACTGGCTTACATCATTGACTTGGTTTGTAATACCGTAAGGCTTGAATTTATTAAGCCCGTCCACATACGCATCATCTGATCCACCGACATCAATACGAATCCCGGCCCAAAACGACTGTTCAAAACTTGCTCCTGGCATAATCATTTACCTCATTTTTTTTGTAAAACTGCGTTAAATTCTATCACCGACATCCATTTAATGCCATCAATGTTTACTGGTGGCACTTCCATTATCTTAATCAATGTCGCATCGTAATAACCCGACATTGTTAAAACCTGATTTTCAAACAAAAGCCTGCAAGCCTCAAGTAAATCGAACGCGGGCTCGACATCTGTATCCGATTTCGTATATAAATTCATCTGAATAGGTATCTCAGATATAACTTTCCTGTAAATGTTTTCGTATCCTGTATCCCCGGCGGTATAAACACAATATGGTAAAGACTCGTTTTGTTTCGCTCTCCCGTACCGGAATGCTCCAGTAGATAGCAACCCCTTAAAGGTTGTTGATGCGTTATATTTTGTGTATATTGCTTCCATTAGTGCTTTCATAATGCATCCTTAAAGCTTTCAACGAATCTTTTCTTTTCCGATCTTAGTGCTGGCCGTAAATATGGTTTTGCTTTTATGGGTGTTCTTTTCATTATCGTTCTTCTGCGCTTAACCCATGTCATCCGACCATTAACCATTCTTTGTGTTCTGAACTTCACATCCTGCCTTACTCGCATTGTTTCGCCTGGCGTGCCAAGCTCAACAAACATCGCAATATAAGCATCTCCTGAATCCTCGCCTCTTTTCCCTGCTGCTACATATGCACCAACGACGCCTTTTTCTTTCCACTTTATGATATGGATAGACTCTTTTAGATAGCCATTATCAACCAGGACCCGTTTCTTTGCTCCGGCTCTAACTCGCCTTGCTGCCTTCATTACGTTATCTTCTGCAACAGCTTCAATTTGTGCTTTTAATTCTTTGCCATTCCATTCAAGTTCAAACGCTTTAGCCATTTTAAACCCTTTCGAACGCTAAAAAGTCAAGTGTTACGTTCGCCTCGTCTTTATTAATTATGCCAACTATTTCAAACTGCCTTGACCCGAATTTAATTTCCATACTTGGTAGAATGCCAGACTTGTACCAAATTCTTATTTTATGCGTTATTTTAAGCTCGTTCCGCATGTTTTCAACACTTTCCTTTCCAGACATAGGCCAAATTGCCGCCATTGTCGTGTAGAAAGTGGTTGAACCTGTTGCTGTGCCGCCCATTCCATTGGATGCTCCGGCGGTTAGAGATATAAAGCTTATTGAATGCCTTAACTCTGTAGATGGCCTGTATGGTTTTCGCCCATTTTTACAAATACGACTCATTAAAAACACCATAGTCTGTAAGGTTGAATTAACGATGTAATGACATCCTCAGTGCACTCGCCAGCAAACAAATCAGAAACTTTAAACTTAATAGCATTTTGAACCGCTTCCGGTATAATATTCGGCAACGCACTATCCACAAGTAAATCATAACCTAAAATAAACTCTATTGTAATCGGTTCAACCTGGAAAACTGCCGGATAATCAAAGTCACCATCAGTATGGAAAATAACCCTGCCGTTATCAGTGCCAACACCGGCAACCCTGTAATCACCAGTCGAAACGGTTTGGCTTGCTTCATCTTCGTCAAGATATTTCACAGACGATATAGAACCCAATTGACCGAATTTAATAACCTCAACAGCTTCAGCCCATGTGTTGCAAACTAAAGACCATGTTTGAGTCATTAATTTCCGTCCTGTTCTGTTTTCCACGAAGTCAATTGCAGCATCTATATAGGTCTGTATCATCGTATCTTGTGACGTATCAGAACCTAAACGCAAGTGTGATTTTACCTCGGCAATGGTGACTGGTAGCAATATTGACTTAGTTTTTATTTTGTAGTTAATCATACATTAACCCGATATAATTAAGGTTACGCTAGTACTTCCACCCACGCTTGACAATACAGCCTTAACTAGTGCCCCTTGAGGTATATTTACTTGAGACGAATAAACCCCCAAAGCATCAATAGCAAGATCTGTATTCGTATTATACCCGCCACCAATATCAATAGATATCGTAACTGTTGCAGTGTCAATAGTCCCGTTAAGGTCGAAATAAGCAACACCGCCACTCCATGTTACATATCCACTATCTGCGTTTGTGTCGGCGAGTGTTAAAAGATTTTCTATCATTTTAATTCCCTCAATAATAGGCGGTTTTTACACCGCCGTTATTAACACTAAACAGCACCTTCAATCGGCTCTACATGTAGCTCACCAGTTACGCCAGTGGCGTGTGAAGTCGGTTTTGTTCTCGGATTATATTGGATATATGTAGCACTCGCAACAACCGCGTTCTGAGTAGCTCTTGGGACAACGAGCCTGACATATCGCTCAATCGGCTTAATAAGATCAATGTAAAATGTCTCATTGTCGTCATCGTCTGCGATCGTCTGACCAGTACCGAGCAGGTTTTCAGCACTTGAAAAACTATCAGAGCTTTGCTGGGCCTTGATTGATGTTACAGCACTCCCGGTAATAACACCGAAAGTAACAATCATGAGGACGGATTCATAGTTTACCATGTCAAGGGTTGCGCCGTTTATTGTGGATGTTGCCGCAACTCCCGCACTAGGTAGAATCGCCCGAGTGATTTTACAGTTTTTAGATATATTGTTCTCCATCTTTTTTCACCTCGTAATATTCAAAAAATTAAGCTGTGCCCTCAATAGGTTCAACGTGTAGCTCACCGGAAACGCTTGTTCCCTGAGTTGTCGGATATGTACGCGGATTATACTGTATATACATCGCACTGTCCACGGTCGACGCCTGCGTTGCTCTACTTATGTACAACCTGACATACCTCTCTATTGGTTTCACAAGGTCGATGTAAAATACTGTGTTATCTGCTGTATCCACAATGGTTTGGCTTGTGCCTAACAGATCAGCCGCATCTGATACAGTATCGTCCGTGCCTGACTGCATCTTAATAGACGTTGCCGCCCCACTTGTTATAGCGCCCATTCTAATAACAACTAAAACCGATTCATACTGGTCCATATCAAGAACAGCCCCCTCAATTGAAGCGGAGCCAGAAGCTCCATCGGTTGAGGCAACAGCCAAAGACATTGCAACGCTACTCGACATATTATTATCCATGTTTTTTCACCTTACCCTTTTTATTTTCTTTCGTAGGAACCTCTTTTTCTTCAGGCTCTTCGATTATTTCGGTTTTTTCTTTTTCGACAAGTACAGCATAGCCACCATTAATTAATAGTGCCCCGTCCTCTTCTGAAACATCGCGTATAAAACCGACTCCAAAACATCCCCTCGGCCCCGCTTCGATTGTCTTCATTTTTACTTTCAAGATATCACCTTTTAGGCGGTTTTTACACCGCCGTTATTATTAACCAAGTTTGATTCTTACAAAAGCCTCTTCGAGAACTGGTTGTGCATCACCTTCATATCTTCCGATGTAACCAATTTGATTTGTTTCAGAATACAGCTCGTTAAGAACTTTCATTTGCATATCAAGCGCATCTACAATCCAGTATTTTGAGAAATCTCCATACATACCAACATAAAGACCTGACGTATATGTATGTGGAACCCACTCAGAAAGGACATAAGGTTTTGCAAGAAGTGTATTCGGGATACCAGCAGATAAACCAGGCTGCCAAATGTACTGCAAATCTGAAGTTTTAAGCTTTCTTGCCATTGTTATCAAATTTCTGTGAACCAACCACTGTGCTTTTTTGTCATAAGCCTGTTTAAGAGTTCCCTGGACGTTAATCATGCCGTCGCCAGTGATCAAAGTAGCGGCCATAGCTGTAGAAACATCGCGGCCTGTCGAAATACCATCATCAGAAGCAGTAAAAAGTCCCAAGGGCTGATTATGACCCGTTCCAGTCATGTACGCAGTTTCCATTGTACCGCCCAACTTATAACGCATTCTATCCTGGACAAGTGCCTGTACGCTCATAGTGGAATTTCTTAGCAACGTGTTTGAAATCTTGACACGCTTTGCAATTGGATGTGGTCTTAACTCACGCTTTCCGAATCTCAACGCAGTATCTTCGGAACCTGTTTTAAGCTCCTGTGTCCATTCCCAATCATCCATATCTGTGTCAAGTTTTACAACACCAAGAGATTTTGCTTTTTTGAGCTGAATTATAGTCGCCAATTTTCTGACAGCAACATCATCATCAACATTTTTAAGAAGACCTGACATCATTTTTTGAGGTAGCACAAGATAGCCACCTTCAATATCAGATCCGACCATCAAAGCTCTTTGCTCACCTGACAACGCTTGCATACCACCCATAAGACAAGTGTCAAAAATCTGACTTCTGATTTCTTCATCTTTGTTTACATCACGATTTTCACCATTTGGCCTGAAGTCGTCATTATTTGTTTGCTCGAAAGACTTTTCACGTTTTTCGTCTTTTTCTTCCCTTGCAATGTCTTTTTCAAGTGTTGCAATGCGGGCTTCAATTTTATCAACATCTGTATCGAGCTTATCAAACTTTGTTCGATGCTCTTCAGTCCATGTCGACTGATCTGCATCAAGCGTGTCACGGTGCGCTTTATACTTATCCCATGCAACACCTAAACTGGTTCGTTCTTCAATTAACTTTTCTTTTTTCATTTTATAAGACCTCTAATTTTAAAGTATTTTTCTCTTTTTTCATCTTCTGCCAGTCTGCTTTTTGCAATGGTATCATTGCTATTTTCGCCACTGGTATCAGTGGACTTTTTAAATCTATCTAAACTTCTTTTTTTTGCTTCTGCCGTTGTGTCCGTATATTGCGGATAGGTGACAAAAGAATAATCACCAATTTCTTTAAATTCGACTATTTCTCTTTTTTCCCGAATATCTTTACCATCATTTATAGGCTCATACGTCCAGATTTCTTTTTCACGGTTAGACCGAAATGCAAAAGATTGCCCCGTGATAAAACCGCTTTCAACGTCTGCTACAAGTTGGTCAAATCTTTGTGATTTAACTTTTGGCTCAGATACCTTTATAAAAACACCTTTATCATCTTCTGTGGCAACAATATTTATACCAGTGCGCCCTATAATAAGCTCGGACCGATGATCTATAAGACCAGCTATGCCCTTTGCGTTATAAGTTTTAGACGCAGCCCCCTTGTTTATCCTTTCGTCATACCACCCAACATCAGTCCATATATCATACACAATTGAGTAACCGTCGATAATAGTTGGTTGCCCTTCTACTCTGGAAACTCTCAACTCTGTATCTACCGAAACCTGCGAACGTTTTTCAAACTGTTTGTCATCTACTTTGTTTGGCATTTTGTTACCTCTCATTTAAAGGGCAATAAAAAAAGGGCAATGTAGTGATGTAGCACTACATTGCCCCTCTTTTAAAATTTTGCTTCCTGTCAAACTGGCCGGTCTTTCAGGAGAACCCTATTTGTGTTTTACCTTGCTGCTATAACGCAGTCACAACCCCCATGTAATGGTGGATATTTTGTTGCCCTTACTGTCATATTTCCAACTTCACCGCCATCAATTGTTGTCCCGCTTGGCAAAAATGGAGATCCGTATCGCTTTACCGTTTTGCCGTTCATTTGATTACAAAAAACACAAGATTTCCCAAGAGTTCGCCATGTTGGTGAAAGACCAACGCCAGCAATAACAAACGAGGCCACCATATTTGATACCCCGTTACTTTCTGAAGCTTCTACTTTATCGGCTCGTTTTTCGTGCCATTCGTCGGCTCTTGTGTCAATTGCGTCAATGCCTTTTTCCAACTCTTTGAACATTTGGCCCCTCGAACTACTTATGTATTGACCTTTAAACCCTTCGATATAATTATCAATCTCTGTTCTAAGCTCATCCGTCACTCCAATATCCGCCCCGACTTCTCCGGCTACGGCTTCTTGAATTAACTCCGCATAAGTCCTTAGCAACGGGGCTAAGTCCCTGTCAATATATTTTCCGAAATCCTCAGAGTAAAAATTATCTAACCATTTACCCATATCTGAAGCCGATCTTTCACCGGATTGCTTTTTAGACTCTCTTTTTATTTTTAGTGTTTCTAGGCTGACAAGTTTTTGCGCTGCGCTCCTAATTAAAGGGGAAAATCTTTTTTGTATTCTTTTCCTTGCCGCTATTGTTGTATTTACATCTCTATGCTCAATACTTCTATTATTATTTTGGTTTACTGGTTCAGGTTCCGGCTCGTTTTCGATTTGGTTTAAATTTTCAAGAGAAGTCATATTCAACTGTATATAGGTCTGATCGGCCCACTCCTTTTCTATTGGGTTTCGTTCCTCAAGCTCTCTTATTTCGTTCGGCGACATGGCGCCACAGTTAAATTGGCCCTTGTAATATTCTGTTCTTGCTGCCGAATCACCACGGAGCAACCCTTCAACGTTATGTCTGATAATGTATTCAACTTGTTCTTTCGGTGTCAATAACCACGCCTCGAAAGATTGTTCGAGTCTCACAAGCCACACACGAATTGAATATTTTACAAGCTCTAAAGACTGCTGTTCAATATTTGAGTAAGTGGACCTAGAAAGATCTTTCAAAACATGCGGTGGTAAATTAAACCACCTGGCCACATCTGAAATTGAAAATTGACGACCTTCTACAAGCTGGCTTTTATCAGGCTCGGTCCCAACTTTCTGGACCTTCATTCCCTCTTCTGCAACAAATGCTTTGTGACTCTTTCCAAGTCCAGACATTGCAGATGATAAAGATGCTGTTAGGTTTTTGTGTGCAACTTCTCCTAATGCCCCTGGATGTTCAAAAATAACACCCATATTAGAGCCGTTTGAGAAAAACAAATTAGCATAAGTTCTCATTGCCAGCATTAACCCGAGAGAATCTTTTGAATAATCTATCAGAGCATTTCCAAAAAGACCGTTTAAGCCCAATGCCGGAATATGCAATATTTGATTCCTACTATATGGCTTTTCTTGACCACCAGGCATGGTGATAAAATATTTTAGAGTTTTCCCGACTCTTTCAACTCTCATATTATCAGGATGAACAGGCCACAATGCGACTATTCGATTTAAGTTGTTCCTGATTTGAATTGAA